AATAGCCAGAATATCCACTAATGCCGCTACCCGAATATCCAGAATATCCTGATACGCCAGAACCAGAGTAACCACTAATACCAGAATAGCCACTAAATCCAGAAATACCACTATAGCCTGATAATCCATTTTGTCCACTTATTCCTGAGTAGCCGCTATATCCCGATATTCCGCTACCAGAATAACCGCTGATTCCAGAAAATCCAGAATATCCACTTGTACCTGATTGTCCGACTGCGCCAGAATAGCCTGATATACCGCTAAATCCTGAGTAACCAGAAACACCACTACCAGAATAGCCTGAGAATCCACTAAAACCGCTTATGCCGCTAAATCCAGACCAACCCGATACACCAGACCCAGAATATCCAGAAAACCCGCTATAACCGCTTACACCGCTTCCGCTAAAGCCAGATATACCAGAGTAACCAGAATAACCAGAAATGCCTGAGAAACCGCTGTAACCAGAAATACCAGAATAACCCGAAAAACCAGAATAACCAGATGTACCTGGTGGCCCTACAATTTCACCTACATTATTCCAAGTCGTGCCAGACCATACATACAGATCGCCATTGGAAGAAACAATGTAAGCATCGTTTGGCAAATTCCCAACTAAAGGTAAATCGGCTGGTGTTGCAACCGTACCTTTAATATTAATTGATGTACCTTGTTGGCCGCTATATCCGCTAAATCCAGAATAACCAGAAACACCTGATCCGCTGTAGCCACTTATGCCGCTATATCCAGAATAGCCTGATATACCGCTAAACCCCGAATATCCGCTAATACCGCTGTAACCAGAATATCCAGAAACACCAGAACCAGAATATCCACTAAAACCTGACCATCCAGAAGTACCACTAAATCCTGACCAGCCACTTACACCTGATCCACTAAAGCCAGATTGACCAGAAAATCCAGAATAGCCAGATATACCAGATTGACCTACTGCGCCACTATATCCAGAAATTCCAGAAAAACCGCTATACCCTGATATACCGCTACCAGAATAACCAGAATATCCGCTAATTCCAGAAAAACCAGAATAACCAGAATAACCCGAATATCCTGATTTACCAGAATAACCAAATCCAGATGCGCCACTATAGCCAGAATAACCTGAGTACCCGCTTAATCCTTGTGGGCCAACTAAACCACGATCAATTTTAATGGTTTGATTAGGTGGAGTTGTAACTTTAACTGTCTGCCGTGCTTGTGGCACTACAGACACGGACACATTATTTTGATCCGTTACATTAACTTTTATACCCATGATTACTCCACAACAATGCCATCAGAGCGGATCAAAAACAACAAGAAGATAATGTAATCATTTGCGGGGTTTGATCCTGATGCGGGAAAACTGATTTTGATGCGACCAGAATAAGCAACACAGTCTTGTGCGCCAATATCTAATTCTGGATCATCGGCCATTAGCCCCCAGGTTGAATCGTTAATAACAAGGGTAAATTTGCCTTGTGCGGCAACTTCATTTGTAATAGTAAGACTGATAGGCGTTGGAGTTGGGCTGTAATCACCAATATCAAACGACAGGCCATATCTTGAATCTTGCAAATTTGTAACTGTTCTGCGAATAATTTGTGCATCAATCGTGGCAGATGTTAAATCTAATGGCGTTACACCATCAGACCCTACAATATCTAAATTCCAATAAGTCTGTTGTTCCCAGACCAATTCCCCCGCTATACAAGGGTTATCAAAACCACTAACTTGAGTGATCGTATTTTGCGAAAACATTGCCATGATTAATCCAATTCTCGATATAGCCCCTATGCCCTCACAGGCGGCTTTAAATCATGTCTTGTATTTTACTTTAAGCTGATGGAGTTGTAATCTCATCGGCTGGTAATGGTGTATTGCCTTCAGCTACCCATTTTAGGTAGGCTTGGTAGTCTGTGTTGGCTGAAGCAAAAGGAATATACGCACCATCTTCAATGCGGATAACCTGATTTGCTAATTCGCCAGTAAAAGGGTTTTTAACTAATTTATACATAATCATAACTCCGCACTTGCTTTCCAAGCAATCGTATTAGATGAACTTCCTAACTGTTTTGTTGCATTGGTATTATCGTAATAAATAAAACCAGTATTAGTTGTAAATGCACCTTGTGTTCCACCAGCAGTATTAGGATAAAAAGTCATTGTTGGTACATCTCTTTTTTGCACTAAAAAACCAATATTAAAGCTACCATTTGATAAATTACTGGTTTGTGCCGCAAGAATTATCCAGTTGTAATTAGGTTCATAATAACGCTGACACAATGCTAACTCTTGACCATACTGACGATACTCAAATCCAGTAGCACTACTTCCTACTTCTAATTGAACGCCAGCCAAATATAGCGTTGCGCTTGCATTAGAAGCTAATGTTACAGAACCAGTAACACCATATAAGTTTGATGATTGCCAAGAACCAGCACTTCCTTTTCTTGAGCTTCCTGAACCTAAATCAAAACCAAGAATAATTCCTGTGCTATTTGTTGTTTGCCAAGTTCCGCTTGTATCACCAGCAATTGTTACTGTGCAATATGTCCAAGTATTTGCCGAAGCTATTGAATAAGTAAAAGCATAAGACCTTGAAGCATCACTATTTCTTAATGAACCACTAAATGTTCCTGTAAGGCTTGAATATGCCCAAAAAGATAATGTAACAGTTTTAGCATTTGCCGTTCCCCATTGCATATCTGCAATGTTGTAACCTTCAATTGGTTGTTGGAGTTCATAGTAATCTGAAGAACCAATACTTTGCGCTGAAGCTACTGTAATTTTTAAACTTGTAGAAAATCCAACAGGAACAGTTGATGACTGTTGAGTTGTAAATACATTTGAACCAATACTTTGAATTGACCATCTATCAATAGTGTAATAAGCAGAACTGTTGCCACCTGGAACTGTATAACTAGCACCAGCATTTCTTTGGTCAATAACCATCGCACCATTAATAATGCGATTCTTCATAATAGAAGCGTTACCAGCACCTAATTGCGTTGTTCCGATTGTGCAAGTACCGCCAGTAAGGTTTGTTGCATTAGTCGCATTTGTAGCGGATGCAACTGCGCCATTAACTGCCGATCCAGCTAATTGACCAGAAGAATTTACGCTATTTGCTAAATTAGCTAAATTAAGTGCTTGTGTCATACTGCCCCATTTCTATTAAATGATTGCTCTACTAGGATATTAAGGTTACTTGTTGGTGTTTGTGACAATGTATAGCTTCCAGTTGTTACAGAATAATCCACAGTTTCTAATAATAATACTCCATTATTATATAGATTAAATGCTAATGGATTGAAAGTAAACGGATAAGTTGCTTGACCAGGAATTGTATAAACATCAGTATTTGATGGGTTGCCGTTTGGCTGACCTTGATTATTATCTGTCCATTGAATAACTTGCAAATCACCAGAAACGGCATTTACAAAACTAATAGTCTGATCAGATATATTATAGTCTTGAGCATTAATTACTGTGCCATTTAGGAATAACAACTCATTACCGCTAACTAGCGTAAATCCTGATGCGGTGTATGATCCAGTATTACTTAATGTGTCTGAATTTCTGCTAAAACTATTATAGGTAGTGCTGGTTGACACGGCCACAGAAGCCATAGAAATGATTGTAATAATATCGTTTAAATTAGCCCCAGTTACTAAAGTAATGTTTCCAGTTGAGCCACCAGTATCGGTATATTCGCTAGGATCAAGCAATAAACCATTTTGGAATACTAAACAGTTTCCAGATAAATATTCTGTTCCCCGTGTTACATGGAAAACGGTTTGACCGCTGGAAGCATCAAAAGCGGTCATAGTGTAATTAAATGTATCTGGTGGCACAAATCCTACAACACGGCCATATACATCCACAGTCAATGTAGCAACGCTAGATGTATAAGTTTGCGCCCCGCCAGGGAAAGTCAATAATTGCGCCAATGATGCAACTACTTGACCTTGTGGGTTGTTGTTTACCGCAATTTCTCCAGTACCTACCGTAGTAGTACCAGTCTGAATAAGCTGACCAGTACGGGCATTAAGATCAATAATGTTGTAACCATCTTCCAACCCTTGCCAAATAGTAGGATCGTAATTAGGGTCAGTTGGTACAAACAATGCAGAACCCGCTGATGGTGCGGCATTACCAGTAGCAAAACTAATAAAGTTATTGCCACGATTGCAAAATAACAAATAATTTAATGTGCCAGAGCTACCAAATACAGGATTTGCTGGATACCAGATGTAATCTGTTGGCGTTAAATCAAATGATGGAATATTAGTATTTGCAATACCATAATAAGTTGCCCCTCTAGGATTTGAAGTAAATCCTGTACCAGTTTGACTTGTAGCATAAGCAATACTTAAATAGCGTTCTGCATATTGTTGGAATGTTGTTGGCCGCCATGTAAATAAACTGCTTGGCGGGCTATATAGTGATGTTTCTACAGAATTCACCATTCTGGTAAAGAAATACCAATTACCAGCAGAAATTGTTGATAGCGTTACTGGTGGTAATGCAACTGAATTACCATAGGGTATACCATTAGGTTGCACGGCAGTTGTGCCAGCAAATATAAGCTGTGATGGAGATGGATTGGAATAAGCCGAATACCAAATTTCTGCATATTGCACAATGCCATTTGTAGAACTTTTTATATCTACTTGGAATGATGGATTTGCCGCATTTGGTAATGAATTAGCAATAACTGGGGCTGGTATAGTGCCAAAGCTGTTAGGTGCTGGCAACCCGCTATTGGGCTGTGGGTTATATTGCGTAACGCTGGCATCGTTATAAACCGATGGGTCATAAACCAATAATGTCAATGCCACAGAAATTGTGCCGTCTGGCGCAAAGTTTTGCTCTACTTTGATAACTCTAAATAGTTTTGCCACAAAACCATAATTGGCATTGGTCACGGTAACAATATCGCCAGCTTCTAATTCCAAACCAATATAGTTTATGGTGCAAGTAATTTGCAAATCCATTCGTGCCGCTTTTAAGAATCGTGTAGCTAAAAGCTGGGCTTGCACATCGTTATTAACCAATGGCAGTTGAATGGTTTGGGCGTTTTGTGGCTCATTAGGGTATAGCAATGATGGCGCAACTAAAGCCAAATTAACGGTGCTAGTGTTAAATGAACTATTTAGGCTAATGTCTGGAAATTGGCATTGTGCAATGTTATAGGTATTTGAAATATCTAAAGATACCACTTGAATAGCAGAAACCATATTGCTATCGTTAATGTCCATAGCCACGCTGTAAGTTGGCTGATTAACAATAACTGACCAAACTCCGTAAATCTCATTGTATTTAAGCAAACAATCGCAACAATTCACAATACTTTGCACATTGTCTAATATGTTTTTAGTGGTATCGATTGCGCCATTAAAGGTAAATCTAGGCTGTGTTTCTGGTACGCCAAGATAATTATTAAATGTAATAGTTTGGGCGCAATAAGTATTTAGCGCAGTTAAACTGGCAGTATCAATTTGTGATGCTGGAATTGCCCCGCCATATACGGTACTAGTCAAATAATCATAAATAACATCGCCTGGTGCTATTCGCGAATTAATGACTTCAAATTGTGTTTGAGCAATCGATGTAACACCAGCATTGGCGTTATAAGTTAAATGCACAATAGCAAAAGCGCAGTTGGTCATTAACTTACTATTATCCCATGTATAAGTAAGTCCAGGTGATTGCATTACTGTAATGGCAGATTGACTACTATTTACAGGATTATTTGATCCGTTGCTATACAAATATATATTTAGATACCCATTTACTTTGGTATCAACTAATCCTGTGGCTGGATCAACCAATCCTGTAACTGCGGTACTAGAGCTTTGACCAGGATTAACCGCATACATTTCGTTGCCAACTATTACTGATGGATCAATCGCCTTATTAAATACGATTGTATTAGTTGTGGTATTGATGCCGCTTACGGTGTAATAAATTGGTGAGCCAGAGTTAGCAAATGAAACCAATAATCCAGAAGTGACGGGTATAGATAATGTGCCAGAGTAAGTAATAGTATTGCCAGAAATAGTGGCAACGCTAACACTCGAATCAGTATAAGTAAGGCCGCTAAACAAGCACAACTTACCACCATAATAGATATTGCCATAAGCAATGGAATCTGTGCCATTGCCTGTAACTTCGCAGAGTGAAAGAACATAATATAAATTTTGATTATCAGAAGTAATTGAAAGATCGGTAATTGTGCCGCCAATATAACAGTTGCCATAAACGATTGGCAGTTTGTTATTTGTTGATGGTTGAATCTGTAAATTAGTGCCAGTATTTAACTGAGTTGTTCCGTTGCTAACTGGTGGTTTTGGTGCGGTTAAGGCAGACACAATAGATGATGCAGTCATGGTTAGACCCATCATCACTAATTCTGGTTGCCCTGTTACTACGCCAACAATGGCAATAACAGCACCAACAATCGCACCTAAAACGCCACCACCGCCACCCATGCTATATCTTCCAAGTGTTTTGTAACTTAGTTGCACCATATCTACTGAAATCAGAATCAGTAAAACAGGAAAAATGCGCTTCTTTTATTTCGCCAGTTTTCTTCATTTCTTTACCAATTTCAATAAACTTCTTAAACAGCTTTAATGATGTTTTGTCGTTTGTGCTATGCCACATAATCTCATGTAGTGAATATTCCCCTTCAATAAAAAAACACGGGGCTTTCATTGCAACTAAAACACCACTTAAATCTTTTGCAATTAATATAAATCCAGCACCAGCCAGAATCATACTTAATTGCTTACCTACATAATCCCTTGACCACTTTGCTTCATCTTTTAATATTTCAAATCGATGTGTTTGGCAAAAGTGTTCTAATATCTTGTAAATTGCATCAAAATCAAATTTATTTGCGTACCGTATCATTGCTTTCCAAAAGCATAATATATTGTCGATATAGTGGCCACTCGATTCATTGATGTATCGCCAGGGGTGAAATATTCCCAGCTTGAATCATTAGTAAATCGACCAACCGTTCTGTTTTGTAAAATCATTTGAATGTTTGCGGCACTAACTGTTACTGTACCTACATACATACGCACTTCTTCCATCCATTGTTCACCAATGTTGAAAGTATTGATAAATCCATAGAAATACTGATAAAGACCGCCAGCACCACCAGATGTTATTAAACTGCCATCAGTATTGAAAAAACCTTTCCACATGGTAATTTGTGCGCCTTTTAAATTACCATTTAGCACCACGCCCAAAAGGGCTGTATCAATACCGACCAAAGTAATAGTAGTTTGATTGGCGGTAGATTTAATATCTCGCTGTACCTTGCCAATACCAATTAATTGACCTAATCCATCAAAAGGTTGTGAATCCACCGCTGACACGGTAATAGCCGTTGGCGCAGTAGAAAACCTATATTCTGTAGATGGCGTAACAATACGCACAAAATCCGCATATCGAATATTGTTAGTATTTTGTATTGGTGCTATTACTTGGCTCATAATACCGATTCAAATGCTTTAAATGGCCCTGACCATTGTATAAAGCTGTCATTGGTCATTGGAATTAAATTATAAGTTGGATATTGTTGCAAAATGATTGGGAAAGTAATCCCTGTATAAGTATTGCCGCCTAATGCAACGGTTGTGCCATATTGCCCAATAACTGCATTTTCTGGTGATACTAAGGTTGTTAATAAGGTGCGGTGAACAGGAATAGTAACGGTAGTCCCAGAACCACGCATAACATCAGCGGTAGCAATATAAGCATAACGATCAACCTGGCAAAAATCACCAGCCTTTACGATATAAGATGTTGAAGATATGGATGGCAAATTGCCTAATACTAAATTCTTGCCAGAAGATGCCGTTTCCCATTGGCAAGCTGAAATCTGTGTTGGGGTCATATTGCCTTGATAAGCAATATAGTTGACCCAGCCAGTAGAACCAAAATTAAGATATTGCTCTAATGATTTATCGTAGTAGCGCAAATTAGCCAATAGATTACGATTCTGACTGTAAAGCTGATATGAATTTGGTTTAAAAGTAAATTGAAATGGGATAACAGACACAATTTCAGATGTAGAAATACGCTGGTTACGGCTAATGGCTTGCCCAACCAGTCGTTGATCCATAATCGTTACTTGTTCTGACATTGCCAGAATGGTGCTTATATCTGCCATGTTTATCTACTTTGCGGTAATGATCGTTGGGCAGATTGATTGGCCGCCCATACTGCGGTTTGGTTTCTAGCCAAGAATTGTGTAGCTGATTGTGTATCAATGGCAGACATATTGGCAATATAAGGGCCGTTATACATTACAGATGGTTGATTTGAACCGCCCATAACATCAGCCAATTTGTTATTTGGCACAACTGTACCACCAGTTTGCGGAATAATTAATTCTGGGCCATTCTCACCTACTATAGTAGGCATATTAGCTGGAATATTGCCGCCACCAGCGGCCGCCATAAATTCGGCAGAATATTGAGTTGCTTCGCCACCACCAATTCCAAATAATCCACCTAAACCGCCCATTGCTTGAAATAACTTCATTTCTTGCGCCCGCAATTCAATCTTTAACATATCTGCCAAAATGCTTTTTGCTAAATCGCCAAAGTTTAATTTGCCAGTTTCTACAAATTTTTCCAACGCATTATTCATTGAGTTGGTAATAACGGCAAACATTTCTTGCGCTTGCATTGCCGCATTGTTTGAATTTTCTACATATTGTTCGTATGCTTTTTGCCAACCATAACTAAATGATTGTTGATATTCTTGGGTTGCTAATACTTCTTCTTCAGTCTTTTGAACATAAACTTGTGCGGTATCAATAATTTGTTGCTTTTGCTCTTTAAGCATTGCAATAGTGCGTTGACCAGCGGCAGTTGTTGGGTCAGTTGTTGCAATCTTTTTATCAACATTGTCCAAAGCCTTTTGCATTTCTGTAAGCACTTTGGTAATTTCAGAAACATATTCTTTTTGATTTTTAGTAAGATGTGTTTCTGCTTCTTTAGCGGATAACATTTGAAACTGAATGGCCGCTTGGCGTTCATACTCTTTAGATAAATCTTGTGCCGCCAATAATTGCTTTTGTCCAGCGGGAGTAACTGCACGGGTTACATCTTCTTGTGGTTGTTGCTTTGGTGCTTCTTTTGAACGATTTAAAATCTTCTGAGCAAATTCCTCATCGGATTCAGCCATTTTTTTGACTTTATCGTCATAGTCTTTTAAGTCTTGCAATGCTTTAGAAAAGTCACCGTGAATAGCATCGGTGGTGGCCGCAATAACGCCTTGTATTTCTGTAAAGAAACCAACAATAACTGTAGCAGTATATTTAAAGACTACGGCAACGGTTTCAGCCGTTGTTTGCAATACTTCGCCAAAAAACTGTATAGCAGTAGCATCTTTATGCAACGCATCATAAAGCTGTAATAACGATGGAAATACTGCATTAGTAAATTCCAATGTAAGCTGATGTGATGCTTCTTTTAATTTAATGCTTAATTCGTGTGCTTGGGTAACGGCTTGGGCATATTTGTCCATCTCGCCCTTGCCTTCAACAAGGTCTGCCGCCAATCCTTTAATATCAACGCCCCTGATACCACGACCAAGAACTTGAAACGCCAAACCGTTTCGTTCCGCAGAATCTTGCATTTTTGCAAGACCTTGTACGGTTTTATTAAATAAATCTTCCTCAGATAGCGTTTTAAGGTCTTTTAGGGAAACGCCTAACCTGGCAAATGCTTCTTGAACCTTGCCACTACCTAATGCGGCAGATTCAATTTTTTGGGTAAATCCAGAATAAATACGGCTGGTTTCTTCGGCATCCCCGCCATTTTTCATCAGAGCAGATGATAGGTTTAAAACGGATGCAACCGCTACATCATTGGCTTTTGCTGTTTTAACAACGGAATCTGCATATTCCATCGCCTTATTTGTCATTTCAGCAAATGCGGCAACGGACAGTAATTCGCCAGCCCGTTCTTTAAAATTCTGTAAGGCTTCTTTGGCTTTTTCGATGCCTTGTGTAAAGTCGGCTGTATCTATGCCTAACTTAACTCCAAGACTTGCGATATTTGCCATTTATTTTCCTTTGAACAGACTTTTTGGTGCTTTTGGATTCATTAACATAAATGTTAATAATTGCTCATTAACTTGCGCCTTCTTATCCTGTTCTGTTAATGGCGGGTAAATATACCCATACACTCTAGGTATTATATCTTGTAATTTATAGCTTGGCTTACCTTTTGGCAACATTGAATTAAATTGACCAGCCGTCAATGTGCCTAATACTTCCAGAATTCCACGATTGCCAATTAGCCCATCTGCATACATTATGCAAATGTCGGTAAATGTTTCTTCGTCTATTTGGTTCGGGTCAGACCCGTGTGCAAGGATATAAGCCTTTGTTTGCCTACGGATCGACCCAGTTACTTTCCCTTTGCGGATTCGTAACTTGGGCTAATTGTTTTAGTGATGTTGTCCACAACCTCTAATTGAATAGAGAATGGGAATAATTCTTCAACCATATCGTATGTAATAGTATTCATATCAAAAGATTTATCTTCTGGCACGATTAACTTAAACATTTCAGTAATACGGTTTTCAGTAATAACTTTATTTTTGGCAGTTTCTTTTAATGATCTGCCTTTAATAAATACATCATTTTCTTGAAAATCAACGCCTTCTTTTTCAAAATCTTTTTTATTCTCAATAAATGGCGTAGATAATTCTAAATAATATTTATTAACTTTATCTTCATCAACTTGTTTAATTCTTTCAGAAATAGCTTCAAATTCCAATGTAGTTGGCACTTTAATCTGAAAGGTGTGGCCATTCATGTCAAATGAACGGGTGCGTACTAAATCTTGATTTTCAACAAATCGTTTTCCTAAAGCATTTGCAAATTGGCTCATGTCATATCCTTCATGTGTTTTGATCTATATTTCTCTAATGCCCCGCCCATATCCTTGCTTAATGAATCTAGGATTGCTGGCGAATTGGTTTCTAAAGCTGGGCGCAAAACGGCTTTGCTGGCATTTTAGCAGTACCAAATTCATTGGCAACCGTTCTGGCATCCATTACGGCATATTGTTTAATTGCCCCTTTGCCGCTGTGTAGATTATGGAATGTCTTAGGGTGAAACTTACTGCCAGGGGCTACAGAAACCCTCGCTATGACGATTTCAGTAGGGCTGACATACCTAGAGTGCTTATCCTTGTTTGTAGGCTTCCTAGCTTCAATTTGTAGGGTTGCCGCTAACTGACCAGTATCTTTACGCACCAACTCTCTAGCGGTGTTTAATGCTGGCTTCATGGCTTTTCTTGCACCATTACGCAAAATATTGTTTTGGTCTTTAGGGCCAAAATCATCTTCAATCTGATTAATCAATTCTTCAAATTCTTGGAATCCCTCAAATTTGAAAGTTGTTTTCATTTTGGCTTAATTAAATTCTCAAATATAGAATTATTGAGTTTTCTAACGAATAAAGTAATTTCGTCTGGTGTTAGTTTATCGGCATGATTGGAAGCGATCTGATATGCCAGATCAACTCCCATCAGCTTTTGTTGTTGCCAGCCAAACCAATCTTTAACGCCAGAATCGGCTTGACCAGCAAGGTATGTCAAATAGTTTGCTAAATCGTTATTATTTTTTATTGTCGGATTCATATATTAAGTGTTATTTGACCAACCGTATTGATTACCTCTTGGGTGAATCGTGAATGTGCATTTCGCTTCTGCGTTAGGTGCATTGTCGATAGTGAATTCAGAAACACGGCCATTAAAAGCATATGCTACTGTGTTTGCGCCATCAACTGCGGCAATAACGAATGTACGATCAATGATTCCGCTGTAAGCATCGCCACGAATCAACAATAAACCAGCATCGCTTGGATTCCATGCGGCAACGATTGTCATTGAAGTTGGTTTGCTTTGTGTTGGAATAACATCAGACTGACGGCTACCAGCAACATAAAAGTTTGCAGAAGCATCATCTTGACCAAACTTAGGGATTGCTTCAACATTCAAAATTTCGCCAGAAGAACCAGTACCATTAGCAGAAGTGCCAACAATAGATGCAACTTCACCAGTCCAAGTAGATAACTGAGTAAGAGTTAAAGGTGTTGGAGTTGCGCCAGTTTGACACCATAACGATGCCGAAAACCCAGGTAACACTTGATTTGGGAGAGCCATTTTTAATCCTTCAAAAATAAAAAGTTAATCAAATTATATTATGTTGGAATGTCTAAAGTGCAATCCATAATAATATGGTTTAACTTTACTGTATCATCATAAGTATTATACAACCAAACTACATCTGCTTTGGCTACATAAAACCCGCTTGAACCGCCAAATTGCCCATTATATCCGTGCAATGATTGTAATATAGTATTTGATATATTAAAAGCATCATTCTGATCTTGTGCAAACACATTAATCTGAAAGACGGGGCGATCAATGCCCTTATTATTCTGGTTTTGCCCTGTATATACGGGCTGGTGAATATTCCTTAATTGCCAAGTAATAAACTTAGGCTGTTTAGCAAATTCACGGTTAAATACTGCATAAACGGGGATTGAATTTCCCACCACAGATTTAAGCTGATATTGAACGGCTTTGCCATATACGGCTGGATTGTTTTGGCTCATACTTGTGTCTGTGGATCGTTACGGTAACAAGTAAATGTAATGCTCATTTTGTCATTTGCTTCATTGACATCAGCAATACGCCAGTCGTGACCACGCCATTTAAAAGCATAATCTACTTGATCTGTAGACATGGTAACGGTGTTAGGGGTGTAATTAAGCATAAATTTAACATGGTTTTCGTATACCCGTTCATCCTTTGGGATGGTCAAATCATTGCGTACATCCATAATTTTAGCCCTAGTGGTAAACCACTTGGTTAATACGGTGTTAGTCTGCCCTATATCATCAACAGATATAGCGACTTTATTAACATCCACATTTTCAAAACGGGCGATTGCCATTTATAGCACCAGCGGTTTATATGGGCGTAAAAGTTGCTCTACGCCAAATGGCAACTTAGCCAACTGTCCTGTTGTGGTGTCGCTACGGTTGTTATAAAGATGGGTTAAAAGCAATAAGCCAGCTTGCTGAATAACTGGGTAACTAGCCAAAGGGTTAGCGGCCAAAGTATAGGTAACAACAATCGGATTACTAATAAACTGGTTTACTTCGCTTGGAATACCACTAACAATGACTTTATTGCCAGTAGGATCATAAAAATACTGATCTGACGATATAAGGGTAAATACTGGTGTTGTGTCGCTTGTATAGTAACCAACGGTATTAATGACCACGCCAGGTATAGACCCATTGTTTTGTCCGACTTCTGGCAAATCAAGCATAACTTGTGTGCCACTCATGCCATTAAACGCCCCGTAATAGACTTTATAACTTACGGTGAATATGGACATACCCAAATAGTCCTCGATGGCCATACGGGTTGCCAATTCAAGGCTAAATAGATAGTCTGCTTGGCTGGTATCGCCAACCAAATTAAGCTGTTGTAGGATTTGATCCAAACTTAGCCAAGAACTGCTTATATCTCGGCTAGTTTGCTCAATCTTTTCATAGCTAAAGGGGTTACGGACTGTACCTAAGTACGGCCCGTTGGTATAACTATCTAATGGCATATTGGCCTTATGATTCTAAACGGACACCCGCAAATACATCACGAATTGTTGAGCATACACGCTTTTCAGCATACAGGGTTACTGTACCTGGTTGTGTTTGCTCTAAACGCTGGATGCTAAATTCTTCGTGATCCACGATAGTTACAAACTTATCCCAGTTAGCCAAATAGATTGGGAAGTTACCACTACCAACCACTTGCATATATGGGTTAGGGATTACAGGGAAACCAAATACATGAGCAACTGCGCCACCATCAGAATCGCCAACTTCAACAAACAATGGCTGACCAGTAGAACTTGTCAACTCACGCAATGCCAAAATGGTATTTGGGTGCATATGCCAAGAAGTACCTGGCAAACTCCAGTATTGGGCTGGCAATGCAGATGCTAAAGATGCAATGTCGTTATAAACGATTGTGCCGCCAGTAGCGGTGCTAACAGTCTTAACTGTATGCAAACCGTTTGTTGCGCCAGAACCGCTTGTACCAAATGCGGCAGTTGAACCGCTTGGATAGTAGTTTAAGCCACGCAAACCATTGGTTGCACCAGTTGATGTTGTGCCAGAACCAGCTTGATCATTGTTCTGGATCATAGACAATGCTTCTTGTTGGCTAAACTCAAGCATCAAATCGCCAACAACTGCTTCATCAAGGTTATTAATATCATCCATTGCGGCAGTACGGATTGGTAACTGCGCTGTAATGGCTTGTAAAGGTAATTGCCAGAATGATGTGGCAATGTTTGGAGTACCAGAGTTTACATTAACTGGATAGCCCCACGGATTCGTTGCATTTGTAGCGTTACCAGTCTTAACAACAAACGCTTCATTTGAACCAATCGTAGTAATTTCTCGACTTCCCATACGCAATGGGTTAGCCATACGCAACGATGCAAAAGCATCATCATAAATAACACGACCACCAACCCCAGAGCCAGAACCCTGTAGCCCAGCGGCTTCTTTTAAATTTACCTTTACCGAATCACCATTTTTATCGGTTAAGGCTGATTTGATTGCTTCAAGGATTAGTTGATTTTTCATATTTCTTCCAAAAGATTAAGTTGGGGGGACTTTTGATCCCCCCGCCTTTATTACGCTGTTGCTGTTGCGGTAGAACGGTAAGCGATGATAGAGAGTGGGTCTACATTTGATGTAGCCAAACGCTTCTCACCGTAGAATGTGATATAACCAGGCAATGTCTGGTCATATCTACGCAATACCATGTTCAAACGATCAACAATGGTATGTCCACGCTGGAAGTCACCGAAATACATTGGGAACAAGTTAGCCGCTGTGTTACCAGAGAATTCACTTGGATTATCAACATATTTGTTAACTACCACATCAAAGCCTAACATACGGCCAACGATACCGTCAGCATCGCCTGGGTGCATACGCTCAAAAATTGGTGTGCCATTGTTATCTTTCAAGCCACGGATTTGTGCCAAGAAGATTGGGTTAACCAAGAATTTCGCTGTTGGTGTCCAGTATTGTTGTGGCAAGTTGTAGATGAAGTTAATGATGTCTTGATAAGTCACATTAGCCGCACCAACTGTATTGCCGTTAGTAGTGATCTGGTCATAAACAGCCAAGCTGTTCAAACCGTTGCTAGTAGCAACACCAGAAGTACCGAAAGCACCAGTAGTGATTGTGCCGCCAGTATAAGTACCGTTAGCACCATAGTTAGCGTATTGATTCAAACCACGCAAACCCTGTGTACCACCGTATGTGTTAGGTGAATCAGTTTGATCGTTGTTCTTGATCATTGATAGACCTTCTTGCTGGCTAAATTCCATCAACATATCGTCAACCACATTGGCTTCCAAACCATCGATGTCATCGAGTGCCGCAGTACGGATTGGGAACTGGACATTCAAATCTTGTAGAACTAATTGCCAAATAACTGTAGATTCAGTTGTTGGGTTAGGGCCACTAGATGTGTTGTTGTTTACTGGATAACCCCAGAAACTTCCAGAATTGCCCGTTTTTGCTCTAAATTGATATGTAGAACCATCAGTAGTTACATTACGGGAAAGACCACGCATAGGGTTAATCAAACGCAATGTGTGGAATACTGGATCGTAGGCTGTACGACCACCGATGTTGTAACCGCCACCAGTCAATGAAGAACTTTCAGTTAAGTATGCTTGATATTGTGATTCATCTTCAAACATCTTTAATTCTTTTTCCATCGAACCTTTTTTAGCAAACTTTTTAAGTTGCTCGCGAACCATCTTGTTTACATCTTCCTTGATGGATTTAGCTGGCTTGATGATTGATGGTGCTGTATTGATTTCAGCAACACGGGCTTTAATGGTTTCTAATTTCTCATCCATTTCAGCTTTAGCGGCTTCAATAGCGGCAACTGCTTCGGTTTTTACTTCTTGAATTTTAGATTCGTTTGATGCTTCGATAGCATCCAACTTTTCAATAATTTTGTCAGACATGATATTTCCTTATTTGATGCGTTTAGATAGTTGCTTCAATAATTCTCTTTCCTCAAGGGCTTTGAGAATTTCATCAGCTTCGTTTACCACCGCTTCCAACTCACTTGGTTGTGGTGTTTCTTTAACAACTTCCTTGCCAGCATCACGCTGTTCAAGAATTTTCTTAAAGACGGAAGATGCGGTGGTCGCACCTTTCTTGGACAGCCCAGCATCACGCAAGGTCTGCTCAACTATACGAGGATTCAAATGCCCTTCGGCATCAAAACACTCTAATCTTTGAATTTCGGCATTGGGATTGTTTGGGTACATAACCACAGACACTTCACGCAAGCCGCCTTTAGTAATTTGAAAATAGGCTTCTTCGTCATCATCGTTATCGTCATCCATTGGCTCACCATCGCCATCAACCCAACACGCTTCATCTGCGTATGCGCCAACGGAAACACCACCAAATAGATTAGGGGATGATTTTAATACTTCATAAAGGTCAGAACCAGTTGAAGTATTCATAAATAGATTGCCTTTAGCAACCATGCCATCTTTATCAAAGTTAAATTCATTCCATTGACCGACTGGCATACCCATGTCGTTATGGTTTAAAAACATTGGTAATGGTTTACCCTCAGATTTAAACTGTTCTGCCCATTCAGCAAAGCCATCAGGCTGATAGTTAAATTTTCTACCGTCTGCGCCCTCACGCTTACCCCATGTAGTAACACGGGCAACAATATTGCCGCTAGGATTTTGGGATTCTTTGCCTTGTTTTTCTAGGCTTAGTTGTGCTTCGCAAACGACTGTCAGGTTTTGATTCATTTATAATCCCATCTTTAATCGAGTAATCGATGTCGTATATTATATGAGATTTTTTTGATTTTATCGGCAGTTTAGCATTAAACCGCCTAATCATTGAATCCAATCTATCTTTTATTGTCATTAAGTTGTGCCAATATTCATTTTGCGGGTTTGATTGCCCCCGCCACCACCAGTATCTTGTGGGCTTGTGCCTGGAATAATTTTAGCTGTTTTCGATGTTACTGGTATATCTGTAGATGATAATTTTTGTGTATTAACGCCACCTAATTGATCACCGCCATCAATTTTTGCAATATTCAAATATTCACGGGCTTCATTTGGGGTCATAATGCCACCAGCAACACCAGCATTAACAAAATTCATTTGGTCTAATGCCGCACCCTTCAAGAAATCTTTAGTATCAAAACGAATTGCAAGGTTTGGATAACCTTTTAATAATCCCATTTTGAATTTTTGCTCAATATTAATAATCATTGGGTACATGGTAGTTTTATAAAACTCATCCAATAATGTTTGAGTATTATTATATTTACCCATCTCCAAACCTAATAATTGTGCTGGTACTCCAAACAATGCACAAATACGCTTAGTAGTTTGATCTTTTAATTTGCTGGCTTCGGCATCTTGCAATGTCAGCATATGGACTGGTGTGTAAGTCATGCCCTGATCTAGCAACATTCCTTGACCTGGCTTGCTTAAATCACTTGGGCGGCTACCAGTCATGCTAGACCATGCTTCTTTTAATCTGGCGGCAATTTCTTTAAATTTGCTATCTGGAATTACTTGAGTTGTGCTAAAAATGCCAGATGGTTTTGCGCCATTTTGCATGACATAGTTAGCATACAAGTCAATATCAGTATCAAGTGCCACCAATTCAGTTGCCAAAATACCTTTGTTAAAACCAGCAGAACCTTGCCACGGTGCTTCGGTGCAATGTATTACCTGATAAGCGGCTAATGGCTCATCCTTGTTAAATCCGTATGTTGGTGTAGAAACACGGTATGTAGGATAACGGGCTGGGCTGGCTTGAACAGTAATTAAAGTTGCATCAAGGTTATATAACTCAATCGGGGTTTGGTTAGGGTCTTTTTGGTCTTTACGGTATAGCAATGTAAATACTTCACCCGCCAGGGAATACCATAATGCCCATTGATACCAAAACTCATATTGGTTTTGAAAGTTATTTGGTTCAGTTAATAGGTTTAATACTTGTTTTGCTTTGTTTTTATCCCGTGTGCCAGATTTATCAGACTTTAAACAATCCTCAAAAGTGCCATCATCGGTCTTATACATGACTGTTAATGAACATTGTGCCAATGCTCTAGCAATCATATTGGCGCATGACATCACCGTACTATTACGGGATAAAACCGACATATCCACAACTCGACCCGCATTGGTGGCCGATGCTGTAGTTACATACAGTAATTGGAAGTTTGCGCCTTGTTGACCGCCTTGATTCTGGCGTAATATTTGGTTACCTAGCTGGGTTTGACCAAATAGCGTATTGTTTTCGTTAAAGTTTTGCACGGAAACTTCTGATGTTTGCACCTCATTTTTGGGCAAATTGTATTTATCTTTATTGAATATATCTAACATTCCCATGATTTTTCCCTTACATTTCTTAACGATTTTACATCAAAAACTTCTAAAACCGAATGAATTTGATACAAAAGGGTTATCTAAACTGCAATGGGCGGCAATAATCATGGCAATAATGCCGTCAACTTTGGCTGATTTGTCAGATTCGTTCTTGCGAACCTTGATATTGCCGTTTACATCTTCATACACTTCACAATTTCCTAGTTGCCATCCTACAAATGGGTTACCATCGTGTTTAATCTGATGGTTCATTATTAGCTTTTCTACATACTTGGAAGGATTATTTAGCACGGCCATCCCCTGTCCAACCTTTTTTACAGGAATTCCAGCATCATGCAAACGAGCAACCATAGAAGCGGCATTGTAAGCATCGTAACCTACCTCTTTTACATCATACTTTTCACATTGGTTTTTGATGAATTCGCTAATCTCCCGATCATCCATTACATTACCTTCGGTCAGCTTGAGAATCCCAGATTGGATGGCTACTTCAAATATATCCAGATAATGCTTGGGTATTAATTCAAGTGCGGCTTCTGGCAAAAAAAATTGAAACTCAGCAAAGTATTCGTTTTCTTGATACCGCTTTAAAGTGCATACGGCATTTAAGTCACGGGTGGCCGCCAAGTCAAATCCGATAAATACGGCTTCTGGGTCTTGGGCTGGCAATACATCGGCAGATTCATCCCAGTAATTTCTGTCAATCCATGCGCTATTGGCACTAACAAATATGTTAAGTGTCTTGCATAAAAATTCATTAAGTGCGGCTGGCTTGTGTTTGGCTTCTTCGCATCGTTGGGCAATCGCATCTTCAAATACAGATATGCCGTGCATGGGGTTAGCCTTTGCCCAGGTCTTAGGGTCTTTCCAGTCATCTTCTGGGTCTAGGCCATAAAGCAAACCAAACCATCTTGGGTTATCAGTTGCTTCGCCATTAAGCATCGATTCAAACATCGACATATCTTCATAAAACTTGGTGTCTTTAGTAAAGCTGGCAGTTGTAATATATATACGCAATGGATTCTGACGGGCAACCATACCAGAATGTAATACTTCGATGGAGTTGCGATCTACAATCTGGGCGGCTTCATCCACGATTACGCATGATGGATTTTTACCGTCACCCGTCTTTTTGGTGTCACGGGATAACGCTTTAAACATCGACTGTGAATCGCCAGAGTTTTTAATTTCGTACTTGCTGACCTCAAACCATGACTGGGCTTCTGGCGGTAAGTTTTCAATAAACCCTTTGGCGGCATCAAACACAATCGTTGCTTGTTCACGATTAGTTGCCAGGGTAAAAACTTCTGCACCGACTTCGCCAAACTTTAATTCGTAAAGAGCAATGATGGCCGTTAGTGTTGACTTACCAGCTTTACGGGGAATGTATAGTATTACATCGGTGACCATCCGTTTAGATACATCCGTTTTTTTACGGAATCCATAAACGGCACAAATAAAGAAAATTTGGAATGGGTCTAATACTATTGGCTTGCCAGCATCAGGGCCTTTAGTGTGTTTCATGTGCGATGCAACATCTAACACATGGGCGGGAAACCTAGAATCGAAAATCCAGTCCCATTCTGTATTAGCGTATTGATCTAAAAATCGTTGACAAGATGCACGAACATTTCGGCAAACATTAATTTTGCCATCGACTACATCGTGTGCGTATTGAACCCCTAATTCCCAATTCATCTAGCCAATGGGCCAGCGGCTAATCTTGCAACTGGCGATTCTTTTCTTATATTAGTCTTAACTAACTTAGACTTAGGGGTTAGCCCTAATTCGTTCATCAGCCTTACAATCTGTGTCAATGTCTTATCCCTAATACTAATCAACGGATTTGGTGCAAGGGTTTTGCCATCGTTGGTAGATACTATTAGGTCTGCACCAATTAAGCCAATATTACAATTCACATAGGTTTCAATCTGGTCTGCCAGCATACTTAGTGTATGTTTGTTCTGGTCATCATATATCCCGTAACTGTCATATATGTAATTGGCAGTTTCTTGGGTAAATTTCTTTTTGTCCCAGGCTAAAGGATTTTCCATCCACTCCGCATGGGGAATTCTTTTACGCAAATTCGCACTTAGGGAATTCCCTTCGACTAAGCGCAACTCAGTTGGTTTGTTTTCCATGCGTATTATTATATACCCCCCC